AAAAACATTAATGATAAAATAAATAATAAACTAAATAATAAAATAGCAATAATATAGAAAATGAATACAATCTATTTTTACATATATTTAGTTACTATAATAACAATAACTGTTTATGGTAACGAAACTGGTGGTTCACAAACAATTCCTGTAACCGTAACATACGTTCAATAATTTAAACTATGGCATTAATAAGAGACAATAGAGGAGCCCTATTAGCAAGTAATTTATCACAATACTTAGCAGGCGCAGCAAATACCGCAGGCACTCCAATAGATACTAACGAAATGGTTAGAATCTTAAACCAATTTTTGGGTGAAGGAGAGCAAATTAGCTCTGACTTAACGACTGTAACGAATGGTATTTATAAAAAATTCGGTGCAATTGATAAAGTAACTAATAGAACAGAGATTGTAACTTCGGGAATTTGGAGTGGAGATACCGGTTCATTGGATGTAAACTCAACATATACATCATCTACACAAATTACAAGTGTAAGTGGTAAATACTATATTGATGTTTACAATACTGTAACAACATCTGATGCAGCTGAGGTTCAATTCTCAATTGCATATGGTGATATCGATGGATTTGGCGCACCAAACCTACAACAAAGTGATGATTCAACGCTCCCAACAAGAGCAACTTATAATCAATATGCAAACGTATTATTAGAAAGTGGAGATTCTTATTTTAGTGTATATAGTGGTTCAACCGCTGGAGCACATGATTTAAGAAATTTCTACGCAATTAACATAAATAGAGCTAGATATAAAGAAAGATTGGATCCAGGTAATATTTCAATAAACTTATCAGGTTCAGTTTCAGCTTCAGTAACATTAATTGATGATAGTGGTGGAACTGATGAAAATGTAACAACCGCAGGTAGAGTTTATAATTTAGTTGAAGGTTCATTAAACATTGGTTCAGCTTTAACTGCATCTATTTCAAGCTATGTTGCAGCTAACGGACAAGGATATGGTTTATTTTATCCTGATATGGGAATTATTTTATTAAACCCAGCAGCATTAGCATCTAAAGTTGATACTAAATTAGTAGCAGCAGTTACTTCATCAAAAGATGTTTATCATAATATTGCTTTAAGTGGTTCTACATATAGTGCAAATTCCGGTTCAGTAATGTTATTACGTTCATTACATGGCGGTGCAGACTTTCAAGTAAGAAGAACTGAAAATGTTTCAACTTCACATTATTTTGTAAGAGCAAATAATAGAGAATTTAATTTCTCAAACAACCCAACATTCGTAAGTGGTTCGGTTGGAGCATTTGTTAATCCATCATTTGAAAAAGACCCTAAGGTGTATATCACTACTGTAGGTCTTTATGATGATGGAAACGAATTATTAGCAGTAGCTAAAACATCTCAACCAATTGCAAAATCATTCGATAAAGAGATTGCAATTAAAGTTAAATTAGATTTCTAATCAGAGGATATAATTAAGATAATCAACCCCCTTCAATGGGGGTTTTTTGTTAATTTGATATTTATATATGATATGTTAAAAAGAATACCTAAATCAGATATCAGTATTCGCCCGTTTAAGGCGTATAAGGAATGGAGCTTTGATGAAACTTCTAATGAAATAGATTTATTAGAAGCAAATGCAACTTCATCGGTATTATCTGGACTATATCCACAAAATTCAATATATGGTCAATTAAGAGCACAATTCTATTATGATTCGGGTGATAATATATTTTTAAGAAGTGGACATAAGCAAAGTATATATACTAATTCTAAATTAGCAAAAGAAAGATTTTTAAGTGGTTCTGCTAAAGTAATATCTATTCCAAATATATACGTTGGTGAAGGGATAAAAAAAGGTTCGGTAGTATTGGTAGATAATGAAAACCAATTAAATGAAATATCTTATGTGGATGATTCCTTTGGAAATCTACAAGATAATAGAGACCAAATTAATATTTCCAGAATTGATATGGGAGATACTCCCACCGGTTCACAAGTACCATTAATTAATTTTATAGATTTAGATGAAAATGTATATTCAGCTTCGTTGGATACATATGTGGGTGCATTTGATATACAATCTGGAATATTAGATTTAATATATAATGGAGTTTCACAATCTACTATAAATTTAATTAGTTTAGATATTGAAACTGGAATAGCAATAGCAGAAGATATTCCATTTCTACCAGAACAAGCACAAGGTATTAAAATTGGTAACGTATTTTATAATCAAGGATTAATTGTAATAACAAAGGATGCCGCTAGTAGATTGGAAAATGGATGGCAATTAGATTACAAATCAACCAAAACAATTTATGAGCACGAATATCTTTTAATTGCAAATGAAGATGAATTTAATGTGTCACAAAACCCATCAGCAGTTGTTGAGGTTGGAAAGACAACTGAATTTATAACAGGTAGTGATAATAAAATATATAAAGTTATAACTAACCCTGGTACAAAATATATTAAGAAAAAATCTACATTAGAGAATGGAGATATATTAGATTATAGATTTGCATCAAATTATACATCATCAGTTAGTGGTGGTTTTGAACATTATGATTTAAGTGGTTCAATAGATAGCACGGGCTCATTCTTAGCACCATTTATAACAACCATTGGATTATACGATGATAATTGTGATTTAGTAGCTGTTGCTAAGTTACCACAACCAATTAAATCAGAACCAGATATGCCTGTAAACTTTATTATCCGTTTTGATACTTAACTTATATTTATATTAAACAAATAACATTATGTCAAAGATTTTAGAATTATACGAAGCAAACAAAGATACGGCTAGATTGGATAATCCTCAGCCTAAAATAATAGCAGCAAACGTTAGTAAAGACCAAACGCCATATTCATTGGGTAATGGCTTCGCCGGTCAAAAGGATATAGATGAAGAAGGATTATTAGCTGTTGAGAAGAGAAACGCAAAAGGTAATAGATACGGCGCTGGAGAATTTGGTGGTGGATACCCTAACGCAAAAGGATATACCGATAAGAAAAAATATGGTGATACTCCTAGAAAATAAAAAAAATTAATGACAAAAAAAGTTACAAAGAAAAGTAATCCTAAATGGGTTGCTAAAAAATATGGATTTAAATCTGGTTTAGAAGAAACCATATCAAAACAAATAGAGTCCAAAGGAATTAAAGTAGAATATGAAACCGAAAAAGTTCCATACATAATTCCTGCATCCACTCACCACTATCATCCTGATTTTAAATTACCTAATGGTATTAGAGTAGAAACGAAGGGTAGGTTTGTAGCAGCTGACAGAAAAAAACATCTGTTAGTTAAGGCTCAAAACCCCAATTTGGATATACGATTCGTATTTTCTAATTCTAAGAACAAAATCACAAAAAGCTCTAAAACCACCTACGCAGATTGGTGTGATAAGAATGGTTATAAGTACGCAGATAAAGAAATACCAGATTATTGGTTTTTAGAACCATAAAAAGTTGGTAATATCAAATATTTGTAGTATATTTGTGATGTGTTAAGTAGCAATGATAAAAATAAGGTAATTAATGCCCTTACTAATGTATTGGGCCATGGTCTTACGTTGAGAGGCAACGAATTGGCATTTCACTGCCCATTTTGTAATCATCATAAGCCAAAACTCCAAGTCAATACCGATTCTCAAAAATGGCATTGTTGGACGTGTAATAGTGGTGGTAAAAAATTAACATCTTTATTAAAAAAGTTAGATGTTGATAGAAAGACCATTTCTATTATTAGAGAAATCTATGGTGATAGTAATTATAACCCACAATTAGAGGATGCCGATACAAAGGTGTTCATTCAATTACCAAAGGAATTTGTATCGCTTAGTGAGTCTCCTAAAGGGTTTAATCCCGAATATAAACATGCTATGTTCTACCTTACTCAAAGAGGCATTGGTATGAAAGAAATAATAAAATATAATATTGGCTATTGTAAAGAAGGTTTGTATAGTAGAAGAGTTATTATACCATCATATGATTTAAATGGTCAATTAAATTATTTTATTTCTCGTTCATATTATACTGAAGAGAAAATGAAATATAAAAACCCACCTATCAGTAAAAATATTATAGCATTTGAGTCACAAATTAATTGGAACGAACCAATTATACTTTGTGAGGGTGTATTTGATGCAATTACAATAAAAAGAAACGCAATTCCATTATTAGGCAAATTCCCATCCAAACAATTGGTAGAGAAAATCTTTATGAGTGGAGTTAGCGATATTGTTATTTCATTAGATAATGATGCTATCAATGAAGCGCTTAAAGCAGCAGAATATTTTAGAAAGCAAGGTATAAATGTTAAGATGATGTATCTTAGAGATAAAGATGCATCTGATATGGGATATGAAAAATTTTATGAAGAATTAACGAAAACTAAAGAGTTTTCATCCGAAGAATTACTATTAAACAAAATAAATAGTTTATGAAAAGATTAAAAACAATCTACCACATTGCCGATGTACATATTCGTAATGTACAAAGACATAAAGAGTACAGAAAAGTATTTGAAACAATGTTTGAAGAAATCCGTAAAAGAGGAACGGAAAATTCACTTATCTATTTAGCAGGTGATATTGCTCACGCTAAATTAGAATTATCTCCCGAATTAGTTAGAGAGATAAGTTGGCTATTTACAGAATGTTCAAAACATTGTGAAACTATCCTTATCACGGGTAATCACGATTGTAATATGAACAACTCTGATAGATTGGATGTACTTACTCCAATTGTAGAAGCCCTAAATCTACCAAACTTTACTTACCTAAGAGATACTCAAGTATATTCTATTGGTGGAATCGATTTTGGTGTATTCAGTATCTTCGATGATAAAAAGAATTGGCCAAAAGCTGATACATTATCGGGCAACAAAAAGATTGCGTTATTTCACGGACCTGTTGATAACTCACAAACTGATATTGGATATGTAGTATCTTCACGTCATTTTACAACCGATATGTTTGATGGTTATGATTTAGCACTATTAGGTGATATCCATAAAAGGCAAACTATGATTTCTCCAAGCGGATGTAAAGTAGTTTATGCTGGTTCGTTAGTACAACAAAACTTTGGTGAAAGTTTAAATGGACATGGATTTTTAGCTTGGGATTTAGATTCTATGAAATACGAAGGAATTGATATTCCAAACGAATATGGATATTATACATTGGATATTGATAATGGAAAAGTTCCAATCGTAACTGATATGCCAAAAAAACCTCGTTTAAGAGTTCGATTATCAAATACCGATTCAGCTGATACAAAAAAGGTAATTACTGAAATTAAAATGCGATATGGTGTTGAAGATTTTACAATTATTAGAACCGATTCATTTAATAAACAAAAGACTGGAAATAGATTGAGCAAATTGGATTTTGAAGATGTAACCGATATCAATCATCAAAATACATTAATAAGAGAATATGTTCAGAGAATGATGCCGTTTACAACTGCTGAAGATTTGGATGCGTTGGAAGGCGTTAATAGAGATATCAATAGTAGAATAACACAAGAAGAAATACATAGAAACATTCATTGGAAACCAATTAAATTTAAATTTAGTAATATGTTTTCATATGGTGAATCTAATAAAATTGATTTCCAAAAAATTGGAGGATTAATGGGATTGTTTGCACCAAACGCAGCTGGTAAATCATCTCTATTTGATGCTATTTCATTTTGTTTATACGATAAATGTAGTAGAGCTTATAAAGCTCAAAATATTATGAATAATCGTAAATCAGATTTTGAGTGTGAACTACACTTCCAAGTTGATGGAATTGATTTCTTTATTAAGAGAACCGCAAAAACTATTAATAAAGGTAAAAATGTTAAAGTAGATGTTCAATTTTGGAAAGAAGAGGGTGGGGTTATAACATCCTTAAATGGAACGGAGAGAAGAGATACGAATATCGTAATTGAACAATATGTTGGTAAGTATGAAGATTTTGTATTGACTGCATTATCATTACAAGGTAATAACTCTATATTCATTGATAAATCCCAAAGCGAGAGAAAAGATTTACTTGCTCAATTTATGGGATTGAATGTATTTGATAAATTATACGAAACAGCTACCGAAGATATTAAAGAGGTGGCAGTTCTTATTAAAAACTTTAAGAAAACTGATTTTACATCTGAATTAGCAGAAAAAGGATTAGAAAGACAAACCAAAAAATCAGAACTAAGAGGATTTGAAAAAACATTAGAAAGTAGAACAATAGATGTAACGGACTTATCTGATAGAATATTAGGATTAACAAAAGAGCTAGTGCCAGTAGATGGTAATTTAGATTTAGAAATATTAGAAAAGAAAAAGAATGATATTGGTAGGGATATCTTACATACACTTTCAGAAGAAAAACTTAAAAAAGAAAAATTAGATGGATATACTCAATCTATATCTGAAATTTCAAAATCAATTGAAGAAACAAAGTATATTAACGAACAACCAATTGAAGAAGCTAAGAAAGAATGGGATATACTAAAAGGTGAGATTAATAATACCGAACGTTATATTGCATTAGTAGAACAATCTTTGGAATCAAATAAAGAGAAGTTATCACATTTAGCAGAGCATAAGTATGACCCTAATTGTAACTTTTGTATGAACAATGTATTCGTAAAGGATGCAAAAGAAACTGAAAAGAAAGTTGAAGAGCAAATGGCTGATTTGGAAGAGATGCATGGTAAATTAAATTCTTTGATTAACCAAGCTAGCCGATTAGCAGATGTGGATGAACAATGGGATGAGTTAGTTGATTTAAAATCTAAATATCAAAAAGCAATTGTAATCAAAGAAAAAACAATTGCAGAATTAAATGGATTCATAACTCAACAGCAATTATATGATAATCAGTTGGAGCAAGTTAAAGTTGATATTCAAAAATATCACGATAATGAAGATACTATTAAACGCAATAAACAAATAGAATCGGTAATTAATGGACTAAATAAAACCAAAAGTGAAATAGAATCAGAAATCAAATCAATCAATAAAGATATTGCCAGTTTAAATGGCTCTATTTCTTCATTAGAATCGTTTATAGAGGGGATAAAGCAGAAGATGAGTGATGTTAAGGACTTAGAAGAAAAGAACCGCCTATACACCTACTATTTGGATGCAGTTAAGAGAGATGGTATCCCTTATGAATTGATTTCTAAAGCAATGCCAGTTATTGAAAATGAAATAAATAATATATTAGGACAAGTTGTTGATTTTAGTATTGTAATGGATATTGATGGTAAAAATATCAACGCAAAAATCGTTTACGAAGACCAAGAATGGCCATTAGAAATGTGTAGTGGTATGGAGAAATTTGTAAGTGGATTGGCTATTAGAGTAGCACTTATTAATATATGTAACTTACCTCGACCAAACTTCTTAGTAATTGATGAAGGATTTGGTACATTGGATGCAAATAACTTATCATCACTTTTTATGATGATGCAGTATTTAAAAACTCAATTTGATTTTATTTGGATGATTTCTCACTTAGAACAAATGAGAGATATCGTAGATGGATTAATAGAAATAAAG